GGCGTAGGTTGGATGTACCTGCTGAAGCAGTAATAATATCTGCACCAGTTGCAATAGTTACGTCTGCTGCAAAGTTTGCTGCTCCGTCTACGTCTACCACGTCTAGGTTAGTTGTGCCGTCTACGTCTATGTTACCTGAGATGTCTAAGGATGCAAAGACAGAGGTGCCTGTTGCTGTAACGGTACCCGTGATGTCTACGCTTGTGCCAGTTATTGCTGTACCTGTAATAGCCGCAGCTGATGCTCCGCCAATGATTGCGCCATCAATCGTACCAGAGTTAATGTCAATTCCCGTAACAGGTGTTGTCCCATCTAGCAGATTATCAACGCTATCTAAGTTGGTGTTTATCTTTGTACCCCAGGTATCTTCAGACGCGCCAACTTCTGGCTTTACTAAGCTATATGTCGTTGTTGTAGTATCAGCCATGTTAATCTCCTATGTGGCGCTCACCTTATTCGGCGTTAGACCAAGTTTCACTGGTTGCCTATGAAGCTGTCCATTCCATCTATGTAGGGGAAGTGGCAGACCAATCATTGGCTGCGTTGGACACATCTTGCCACGTTTTGTCTGTCTTTTCAAGAGCCGTCCATGTTTCTGGTGTTATTTCTTCAACTTCCCATTTTTCAATTGCATTACAAGTAGTGCTGTTTAGAGCGCTAATTAAAGCACTATTAAATTGAACACGATTAGCCGTCAGTGTCGCGCTGATTGCGGTAGCGATCTGTGGGGCAACTGAAACAATTGTAACGCATCTGCTAGTAGCGGAAGATGTTAAGTTAGAAAGTGCGCTACCGCTTCGGACACGTAATCCATCAAACACAACACTTGCAGATGTGTCAATTGCACTATCAATATTGCGAGTACGGCCAGCATTACATGTTACGCTTGCTAATGCGCTTGATGCGGACAGGACATCAATAATGCGGACAATGTCGCCTGATGTCCCTGCGGCAACAGAGCTAGTAGCAGATGCTTCCCGAACCCTAGTTCCGCCAACAGTGTTACTAGAAGATGCAACCGATATTGATGCTGTAAGGCGAACCCGCAATGCTGAGGACGCTGTAGCGCTGACAATTATTATTGTGCCTGCGCCTTCAGTGACAAAACCGTCTAAACCAAAGTTATATGATCCAAATGCGCTTTGACCGTATCCGCCTCGATATTCAGCCATTAGTCTAGCGTAATATCTAAATCACCAGCGGGAACGCGCAGAACATCTCCAGTATCAATTGCTTTGCTTGTTGTTAAAGCCGCGTATGCAATTAAATTACCGCTAGTTGCTGCGTCAAACACTCCAACGTGAGTTACTGTGCCGTAAGGAGCTGTTGCCGTGGCATACTCAAGGGCAGATGTATTAGAAGCTGTATTACCGCTAATAGTAAAAGCAACAGATTGCCTCGCATATGCGCCCCCAGTAACTTCAGTACCACCGCCAGTATCATTAGGCGCGGCAGTGTATAATGCCAAATGCCAAGCCGTTGGGCGTGTTGCGGATGACGTTGAGAAAGCCCAAGTCAATACCGTTGTCTCAAATGTATTAGAAAAACTCATTTTAATATGCCCTTATTTTCATGCGACGACCTGAGCCGCCATATTTAGCTTTTTCACTCGCAGTATTTATAGCATCAAATGCGCTTTGATACAAAGCCGCCCAGACTTGTATGCGGGCGTCATCTTTTAAATATGGTGCTGAGTGAATTAAAGCGCCATATAGGTATGTGTCTGGAAAATGCTCCAGAAGCCAATTTGTGGGGTTACTATCACTTAACGCTGGTAATTTAGAAAAATAATATAATTCAGATGTGTATGTTCCATCTGGCACTGGGTAAACTTCTAATTCTCCTGCCGTAACAGCATAATATGCTGGTTGTCCGCTTGTATTTAAACTTTTAAATTTTCGATCAAGTAATTCTGATTGTGAAATTAACTCAAGTGGGCGGGTATCACCGCTGGTTATATAAAAACGTATAGGTTCAAGCATATCTGCTGGTATTGCGCTATATTGCGTATCAATTTCAGCAGTGCTTCGCTTTTCCTGCCGCCAATGACGTATATTTCGGTTTAAATCTGACTCTGCTAGCGTAATAAACGTAGCTGATACAGATGCTAAGTCATCTCTATTGAGAAAATCAGCAATTGTAGTCTTTAGCTCTGCAAATGTTGTAATTGGCATTAGTTATATCCACCCATTCCTTTAACTAAACCAGGATAAGTTTGAAAAAACAGCTTTTTTATACGTTCCATTGTATTTGGATCGCTTTTTGCAAATTCAACTGTAGATGGGCTAAATGTATTTAAAAAATTGTAAAACTGATCTTCTGCGGCACGGGATTGTTGTTCTATAGCACCATTACCACGACCACTGCCAATTGGTGCATCAATACCTATTTGATTTGGGTATCCTTCAAACTCTGGTGGGGGCGGGGAAGTAATACCTATTTGATTTGGGTATCCTTCAAACTCTCGCGGTAATGGGTCTGGGCCATCCATACCTTCATAATATTGCGTCTGCAAAGAAGGGCCTGGTCCATCCATACCAGCGTAATATTGTGGCATTTCAGAGTTTGACATAACAGTGCCATCAGGCATCATGTGATTCATTTCGCCCATAGGGGGTATCATGCCTTCTTGCTCACCTTTTTGGTTAGATGCTTTGCTTAGTAAACCTTGTGGCCCAGATGTCATCTTTGATTGTAGTTTAGCTTTCATTATATCATTTGCAGTAGAATTTGCTTGACCTATTGTCCCATAAGAAGCTTTGTCTCCTATGCGATCCATTGCCGAAGTTCCGTCAGCATTAACTAATTGTCCGCCTCGATATTCCATTTTATCGTCTGGAGTAAGGAAATTGGCCAAACCTTCGGCAAAACTGTTACTTTTGCCAGCTTCACCCTGATTTATCATATTTAAGAAGTTTAAAAAATTTCCACTAGCCATATTTATGCCTTTTCATTGATTTAAGACAAAATATGGCTCAAATCTTTCTTTTTATAGATTATTGACACGTTATCACAATTAATTAAGATTATCCAGAACCTTGCGCAACCTATCTGATAACTTCCAAGTCCCAGCCCTCCAACGAGCGGCTGATTGAGCGTCCTCCAGCGATAAGCCCTTCGAAATATACATCTTTATCCATCTAGTCATTGTTAAATTCTTTAATCTTGGGGATAATTTATTAAAAGGTATTTGTTTCACGCTATTCCCTTCAAATTACGCTTAATTGACTTTTTCCATGTAGACATTGAGCCAGATAATGCCGTAGCCGCGTCTGAAGCCATAGTTAAACACAGTGCGTCAGCTAAATCAGGCGATTTTAGGCCACGTTTGCGCATTTCGTCCTTACTTTCAGCCTTCATTTTGCCTGACGAGGTAAATGAATACCTAATTGCGGTTAATTCTGCCAGCAATTGGTCATCTTTAGGTAATTTACATGACCTGTCCTCTAACCAACCCTTTGCCTTAAACCAAAGCTCTGACCTCAAGTTCATATAAGTATTGCCCATTGAAGGTGCTTCACTTACATTAATTCCACGTACTGGAGCGCCTAACTCACGTAATCTATCAACAACACCGCCGCCAACACCAATACTATCAACTAATATTTCGCTAGGTTGGCTACTTGGGGGTAAACTTTCGTATTCGGCCATAACTCTGCCAACTGTCTGCATTAAGTCTAATCCTTGCCATGCACGTATTTCCGTAACTACATTACCATATCGCTTACATAACGCAGTCTTGTCTGCACCAAAGCGCGCAACATCTAAACCCCAAATTGGCTTAATGTCAGGCGTAATTTCAATATCACGGTGAATTGCGCTATCAGCAAGGTGAAACGGAATAATCGTATCATCATCAGCTAATGGGAACTCGCCAAGTACACGTATGCGGAACGCGTTGCTATCCTCACCATATCGCTCACGCATTTCATCAACAAACTCTGTTGACACAAGTGGACTATCCACGCACGACCAACGCCGTGTCCACCATGATTTAGACAAACGAGTTTGGCTTTCAAAAAACGTGCCAGATGAACGTGTAGGGTTAGATAGCAATAACGTAGTTGCGCTGTGACCTGACATAGAACCAGCCGCAGCTTCGAACACTTTCTCTGGCACACCAGATGCTTCATCTACCACCAGAAGAACATTCTCGGAGTGAACACCAGCTAGGGCTTCGGGCGTTTCGGCGCGTGAAGTTCTAGCTGAAATAAATGCCTCAGAACTAGCTGACACTAACTCAACGCGGTCTGACTTTGGATTAAGTAACGGCTTTAGGTGCGGGGGTAGCTCATTTATCCACCGCTTGAGTTCCGCAAACAATGCGTCAAATAACTGACTTGAAGTCGGCGCAGTCACAACAACCTTATTTGGAAAGCGTAGTAAAACAAACCAAAGCATCGCCCAGGACGCAGATGTGGATTTACCAGTACCGTGGCCAGAACGCACACTCATCTTACGCTCCCCACGAGCTATTGCCTCAAGAAACTCCGCCTGATAATCGTAAGGCTCTGCGCCAAGCACCTCCCGCACAAATAAAACAGGGTCATCCTTATAACGCAACACAAATTCATTTAATGGGTTATCAGTCATCCGTCACATCCTCATAATCTGCGTCAATCGTTTTTTTCTCACGAGCCTGATCTTCTTTATGAATTGCCGCCAAATCGGAATTTATTTTTCTCAAGGCATCTAGGTGCATATCACCCACTGAAATATTAACATTGGTTTGAGGCTTATTTCCGTACCGCTCTTGGTTATACGAGCCTGCCATAAATTTACGCCATTGCACCTTTTCACGCGTGGCGGCAATTTCGCTAGTTGTGCTTAAACCATCCAGCCTATCAACCATACCCAAGCCTTCCTCAACAAGAGCATCGGCCGCCTCTCCTCGTGCCTTAGCCAGCATATTGGAATATTCGGGTATCGAATTTATTGACGTGCTAAAGTATTGCCTGCTACACCCATATTCCTGCGCAAGTTGGGTTAATGTCTTGCCCGAAGCGATCTGTTCAAACAGGTAGTCTGCGCCACCCCGATCCTGTACTTCAGATAATATCTTCTTGCGTAACGCTCTGCCTGCCATTTGCTCAACTCCAATTTTTTAAATTTTACGCCAAGTAGGGGGTGTAATGCAAGGG